CGCTAAATGCTTATCTAAAATATCGTTATTTAAAAATGTGCTCTTTAGGCCTAAGCCAAGGGGGTGTAATCCCTCAAAATTATAACGATATATCGTATATAATTTGTTACTTGCTATTGGGTTCGTGCTGGAGGTCCAACAATAAAACCAAGCTTATAATTGTCTCCTGTAGCCAGAAATATGGTTGTGTCTACACTCGTGTCCGCTTCCATAGAAAACAAAGCAACTGTAGAATTTACCATTAATCCTTGTTCTCGTCGCCGATCAGAAGTATCAGATAAGCCCACTACTTCACATAGTGAAGTGCCCATATACGGTATCGATACTTCAAGTCCATTTGACACTGGTGATTTGATTGATGCCGCACCCTGAGATACCATGTATTTCTTAGTATCTGGAGTAACTGCGACATCAATCCATGGTCCAAGAAGACCTGCATTTTCTGCTGGTGATGTAATCTGTAACGCAGCTACGTTTGGTGATGACGCTACATCCTCCGGTACCACTTTAAAGTTAAAATCGCCTCGCCTAAACCGATAAACGGATTCAAACCAAATGTAAAATGGACTATATACCATTTCACCTATGCTAAATACACTAGCAAAACGGTTAAACATAGGACATTCCGAATTTCGACGCCAATGATAGTAACGCGCTGTTACTTCATTCACAGTAGTTGGCACTTCAGGAACAGTAATCCTATTATCAGGGATAGTAGAATATTCAAACATAGGAGTATAATCAACTGTCCGTATCTCATCACGCATAAATGATTCAGGTTGCATCTCAGTATCAACACTCCTATTGAAACTATTAATATCAAGTTTCTCAACAGATGGAAACGCGACTTGAAAATCTTCTCCACCTGACACAAACGCATTTATGTATACAGGTGGAGGAGGATTCTCACTATGTGTCAATTCATTCACAACAAAAAAGGCAAAATATCCTGACGCATAGTTATCAAACACAGACCCATCTCCAATATTAGGTGGTGAATTTAATCTTCCTTGTTGATCCAAGGCAGTGCGTAACTTCCACGGTTTCATAGAAAAATATGGAAAAGTTACTGCCACTTGTGATTCTGTTTTAATATCAATAATACGCATTATAGACTTTCCTTCCAATGTTGATAATAGAGTGGGGCTATCTTGAACATACCCAGACTCTGGAGGGACCCAAACTAGGGCCAAACGACCTGCATGGAAACTACTCGCCGTAATGTGAAACATCACACGAATAGATCCACGCCACATTTGAAATGGCAAAGTAGTCCAGGATAGAACAGTGTCATATCCACTCGCACGGTACCCTGGTCGAACGGGAGTCCAATCTATAAGTTGGGCACCACTACCGGAATCAGCACTCCATTGAATTATTTGAGCAAGTGATGGAGTTGAGAAAATATAATCTAAGTCCATTTCTGCTGAATGAGATCCCATCAAACAGGGATGTTTATCTACTGAAGCATCCGGATGTAAAGTGAGCATAGTAGACGGATTTAGAGAATGAGTATTAGCCAGATTAAACAATCTTGGAACCATTGGCTTATAAGGGTCCAAGGATAATGGATTACATTCATGCTTAAACATATCAGGCGCACTTTTGTCAATCAATGAAGAATATAATTTCTTCATAACATTACGTACACGAGAAAATGTTCCTGTAACAGGAATATTGGTAATACTAGTCGACTCTTCATCCCTCTCCACAGTTTCATCCACTGGATTTTCAGATTTTGCCCGTGCCTCAACATGTCTTTTAGCTTGTCTTACAAAGGTAGTACTTGGCCTCGATGTTTTATTAATGTACTGACTAGAACCAGTAGTAGATTCCGATTCCAACATGGTTGTAGGAATTGGTTTTAACGGAGTTACTGCGAACTCATGCAAATTAGCTGGTCCCTGTAATGATACATTTACCATTCGAGCATATATGGATACTCCAACGGGATTGGAAGGTGCCGTACTATATTGGGTCAGTGGATTTAACACATATGTTTTTAATCCTCCTAATGATCGATATGCTGAAGTATTCGCTATTCTATCCATCCCATAACTATTTAACATTAAATAATAATAGGGAAAAACAAACGGAACGGTGAATACAACAGTTTCCGATTGAGTTGGACTAACAAGTACAAATGGGTTACCAGAAGCAGAATACACGTTATTTACTGCGTTCCTATAGTTTAGATCCATAAAACGCATACACGGATCCCATGCGAACAGTAACTTTCCGTAGTGGAAGGCTGTTCCGTTCACCCTAATAGAAATCTCGATATCACATCTCAAATAGGAAAATTCCCGCAACTTATCCCTAATAAAGGATGATTGTTGAATAATAGCACTCGGGAAATCTAGTAAGTATATATATTGTCCTTGAACCATACTTGGAGTCCACGAAAATGATCCCACACGAATTGGTCGTTGTAAAACCTGTTCCAAAGTCTCTGTCACACCAAAAGATACATCAGGTACTTTTTCACACGGCACCAACACGTCAGAATCAATTGCAGCTTTATCCTCAAAATGGACAATATTATTTTTTATAGTGACTTGATCCTTAGCTGCTTGATCTTCACCACTTATTTCATTTAATTTTTCATTATTTTCAGTAGTACGAATTATTTGCCCATCGGTATGTGCACTACCAAGACGATGGGGGGTGGCTAACCTAAATAGGTTATGAGGCGTACCCACACAATTTTGATGACCTGAATTGCCACTCTCAGGTTCAACTATTGTTGGTGAATAAAATGCGCTCCCTCCTCTGATGAGCGCATCAGAACCAATCATCTCCATGTATAAAGCATGGCGATCAAATCGTTTTAATTTTATTTGTAATGTTGGGTGATCTGCTGCCAAAATCATTAAAAATTGTTCAATTTCTTTATATAATACATTGGGATGATGAGCCATTTCACGCATAATGTCATTACATATATCTGTTAAATAATCAATCTGCGTAACTTTAGCTCGAGTATCTCTCCAACATAATGGACGCAATATCGAATCCAAGTCCAATGGTGCTGATACATGTATCTTACATGGCCAATTAAATTCAAAAGACCGCTTCAGATAAGTAATATCATTTAATTCTAGAAATTCAGTATCCTCAATATTTGTCACCTTATTGGGATGGGTATATTCCATACCATAAGATGCTAATGCGCGTGAAATATTTTTCATAGAAAACTCAGACGCTTCATATGAAACTGACCCAACATTGTCATCTCCAAAACATGCAAACTTCACTTCATTATTAAATTCTAAATCCAAAGAGAAGAAATTCATAATTGTATTAAAAGCTAATCGCATTAACAAACAATTAACCATAGAGTTTATTAATGAAGTGAGTGGTGTACCAGATGGATTTCCCTGATATGTTCGGTATATTATATTTCCATTAATATGATAAGTATTATATGTAGCACGCAATATTAAATTTCGAATCTCTGCATGTTCATCATTGTACCATTGATTAATAATATTTCCTGCTTCCATTATTAATTGATATGGTAACGATTTATCATAATTCCCAAAATCTCCAGCGAAGAAATATCGTTGTTGTGTACGTGGAAACAGTCGGTTATATAACTGTGTCCACTGAGATCCATGTGGGTTAATTCCAATAGATATTTCAAGAGTATCACAATTATTGTAAATAAACCCAAGAAATCCACCAAAATATCGACGTATCACTACATTCCATGCAAAATCAGAACACATAAACATACGCGTCTTCCCCGCTAGCACTTTCTCCATCGGACGTATTTCATCTTTCAGCAAATCATTTACAAACACTATCGGTATTTGACCCTTTTCAAGTTCATCCTCCAACATAGAGATCCTATTCTTAACTGTATCTGTTACAGAGTAATATGTAATATTGTCCTCAACACATGCATTTACCAACCACTTCTTACCACTTTCTTGTTTTGGTCGTTTCCAAATGAAGGGATATCCTTCAGATGTATTCATTGCCAAACCATTAAGATTCAAAGAACTATCACCATTCACTGCAACATGGAGGCTTAGTTTCCCAAACTGTGGATATTTTCCTTGTGGTATCGATGTTAAATGATCCAATAGTGAAGTACTTGCATATCGTAATTCTCGCGATGGGATATAAGTACAATAATCAACAAATTGCTTATTTACTTGCATCTGCATAGGATCAATCCCATCACGCTTATGCATGATAGCTGGTGCAAATTCACGCAATGAAGGAAATCGGCAAGTTACATAATCATATACAGCTGTTCTTGCGATACTAGATTTTGTAGGATAACGTGCAGCAAACTTTCCGTCTAATTTGACAATCGGATGAACATATTTTTCAACATATTCTAAATAATCATTAACTTCTTCAATCGGATGGAAAGTAACAGATTCTGCAGTCAATACACTATCTACATTTTGCGTCTTCGGAGAAAATCCCATCAGTTCCAAATCCTTTTGAGATACAGGTGATGCAATACCCTTATAATTATTTGCAGCTTGATGTATTCCTACAATTTGCATCTGTGCTTTACCACCTGGTTGTACTATCAATTTACCACAATCTCCTTTAGTGGTCATTTTTGGATATTGCAAACACACTCCTGGATCAAACAATACATTTTCAACTGATTCTTTACCTGGCCGCATAAGCTTATACAAGTCTTGTGCCTCATAAGAAATATAGGGAATAATTAATGACTGAGTACTAAATGGTTGTTGAACACATTGGTCATAATCCATAGTAACCACAGAAGACGATATCCCAACTAACATAGCTGGTTTATTTCCAACCTTCTCCTGGTCTTGAGAAAAATACTTCAATATATGTGTTCGATCCTGAACACCTGGAAATGTAACAAGACACAAATCTTTATTTGGATGATTAACAACACTCAATTCAGAAAAGTCACCACTCCAAAACATTTTTGGCATTCCATGCCCACACCCAAGTACAGAGACCTGATATTTATGGGCACACATTGCAATTCCATCCATAGTATGACGAGTGGTAAGAGCTGTCTTGTCCCCAATAAACAACATTTGGTTTCGAATTTCTCCACACCAAATGAGACACATATTAGTCCTAACAACAGACTCAACACATTTTGTTATATGTGCTAATTGTGGAATATCTCCAGTTTGTGCGTGCATATTTCCACCTTTTCCTTTCGCCTGCTTGTTCTTATAAGAAGAAGAAGCAAAAGTTCCAGACTTCCGCATCTGATTCCTTTTCATTGCACTCTTATTAGAATTCAATTCTTTTCGACGTCTCTCACGATTCTCTGTGCTTTCTGCTTGAACTGAAAACACTTTATTACGAATAATAAACGCCAACATGGAAACGCCAGCAAATACTAACACTATCATTGGTCCACTAAATTTTTCTACAAATGAGCCCCATTGACCACACAGTTGGTCTAATTTTCGTTTTAAAGTTGTAAAATCAAAGCGTCTCAAAGAAAAGCGCGTTCTAAACACAGCGAATATCGCGCTAATCAGACATCCGCGAATAGAAAATGAGAAATCTTTAACTTTTCCAATTAATGAACCAATTACCAATGAAAAGTCCATGTCACATAAGCTACCGAGTTCTCGAAACAACAACTCCATAGTATTCTGCACATATTGAGAACAATAAACAAAATAATGCTTCACATCTTCCCAGTAATTAACAACTGTCGTATTAAAGAAACTATATTGTTCCGTATTCACATCATCTAACACACCCAGAATATCATCTATATCGGTATCACCTTCCAGATCACTAGATTCAGCAGTAGTAACACTCAATGTTTCAATATACTCTTTAAGAGCATCAAATTTAGAAACAAGATTCTGTGGAACACTGCTTCGAATAGCTTCTACGTTAGTAGGTTGAGTTAATTTAAGTTCATTCTTCATAAACTGAAGATAATGCTCCATATATTTATTTGCAATCATGGTGACTAATGAGTCATACGACACAGGAGTACGAGGAGAACCATTATAATCGATTTCTTGTGCATCACGGAGATGTAAAATCCAACGCGATTTGTCAATATCATCAACTAATGTATTTGCCACCGATACATCGGCCAATTCCACATCCACTAAAAAGTGTCGTCTGCGCAAAATGGCTTTGGCTTGTGTTGCTGAATTCGCAATTTCACTCGAAAATCCTTTATTAGTGGTATAGATACAAAATGGAGAGGAGAAGAAAGTATTCGTCTTCTTCTCAATAGCAGCCATAGTCAGAGTACATGGCGCATTATTTATAATACGAATCATATCTCCTATTGCTTCTTGCCACTGCTCTTCTGAACGTACAGCACCCCAATCATCGAACAAGCACACTTTTTGTCCAGTATAATTTTCCCAAAATTGGTCTGTAGGATTACGTGTAAAAACATCTAAATCCCTAAAAGCAGGAAATCCCAACATTGCAAATACATCTTTCATCAAATGTTTATAGATATTACTTTTGCCCTGCCCAGGTTTTCCTATAAGCCAAATACTAATAGGTTCTGGTTTTTGTCTAGAAGTCGTTCGATGACACCCGGCAATGTCACGTAAATCTCCAATTTGTTTAGTGATAAAATTTAACGTTCGCGTTACAGCTGGATGTGCATTTCGACCAATATCAGTATTCATCTTAACACATTCCTCCCAAATGCGTTGTATATCCTGACTTACTATAGGGGAAGCTACCAAATTATCTTCTTCAAAACGGGCTATAATTGCACGAGCTTCTTGTAGTGTTTTCCGATATTTTTCCCCATATTTTCGGGCAATAATAATTTCTTCATACGTACACTTTTTCCACCAGGCTATAGCATGGCATACAGCCCATTCAATAATCTGAGGAATTAACTCCGCCGCAGTTTTCAATCCCTGTAAACCTTTAACAAAATTAACAAATCTTTTTGAATAACTATCCCCTTGCAAAGCAAACTCCTTGCTACTGAATGGCATCCATGACCATACCATACCAAACAATGCAAATAAAGGATTATTATCGGAAATTTCACCAACAATTTCCTCTAATGTATTTTCTGGATGTAAATCGCTACACAAGATACCACAATGAGAGATATCCACTTCGCCTCTAAACCACTGATATATCCACAAAAGAGCACGTTTAACCACATCAATAGTCATATGTGAACACCCCGCCAAGCGGGTTAATATATCAGTACCAATATTTCCACCAACATGAGCATACCGCACAGCAATTTGCTGAGATAAAGATAATAAGAACATTTCATAAGATTGGGTTCGAGCGATATATATTGTTGTGACTCCTAAGTAACCCATGGATAAAATCTTTTCCATCATAGAAGATTCTTCGGATTCAGCCGCACCAGCATTTTTTGGAAACAATCGATTTAATGATTGTGTAATTTCCGACAATTCCGGCGGCAAAACCACATTATGATTGAGATTGATTGAAGGCATTGACAAACCAAATATTTCTGGCTCTACAACATTTTCTACGTCCTCCCAATCATTTTCCTCGCAATATGGAGAGAAACTTTCTGGATACAACCCATATAAGTTTCTCTGTTCTATAATATAACGAGAAATGTTACAAGGTATTTTAAACCCATATGTATGGGTTAAAAAGAACCTATAGAACAGGTGAGCATCACCTGTATTGATATTCCTGCGAATATACAAGTCATCAATTTCGGCTGTAACTTTCTTCAAACTCTTCATAGGTAAAGCCCACAAATCTTTTGAATATTTATACAATTCCGAATTTGAAAATTGGTTATGTTTTAGTTGTTTAATAAACCATGATTTTTTAACGTGAACCATGGAACATGACGTAGATTCAGGACACATAGAGTCATCAGAATCATACGCAATGCCTGTATCAGTTGAACAATCTGACACAGAATCACCGATGTTGCGTAGAATTGAATAATCCAATAAAGAATTAGACAAATCTAAGGTATCCTCAGTAAAGATATCACTTATATTCGCTATAGTCATATCACTGAGTATCAAGGAACGCTGGTTCCTAGTGTCAATTAAAATTGACGTCATAGTATTATCCTTCCAAATATCAAAGCCATAAGCTTGTCGAAATTTACGTGATAAAACATCATAGCCACTTAAATGACTAAAATGCTCACTGAATATATCATAGGCAAAAGTTTCTTGCATCACACCACTATCAAGCAACATAAAATCATGAACACTATGTTTAAAAATAGAAACTGAAGTCTTGATATCATCAAGAAGGTTATCGTTTTCACCAATAATATGGTGAGCAAATTCTGCGTAATTGTAACTTCGATTCAAAGGAAAAACCTGTCTTCTATGAGTTGCATCAATGCTACGCCCATATAGACTCAGATTCCTCCCCAAAATATCACCATCGCCAACATAAGTATGTACCAAGCCACAAGAACATGATACATAAACACGTCTACCAATTGTCAGAATCATGCATTCCCCGCAGCAAACACATGAATTTGACAATAATTTATGCAAGTTTTCACTTCTACCACTGTCCTTGCACCAACAGTCATAAATCGCATAGATAATATTTTTATCATATAAAAAGTCAGATGCCACATAAACGTTAGTCATTGTGGAATAGGC